GGTTCATCAGTACTCATTTGAAAACAAACAAACTGAAAATTTAAAAACAAAATTTTAAAAAAAAACCTTTAATGAATTTAAGACATATCTCTGCCAAATTCCAATTGTCTGAATCTATCCAACCAAAATTCATACCGTGGAATGTGCAAATTTATACCTTTCATTCTCAAACAGTCAATCATTTTCATTTTGAAACCTGAATAAAATTCTCTTCCCTTCAGAAATGCAAACCAACATGCTGTCTCCACATTCTGATTGAATTCTGCTGTAGTTCTTTGCCAGGCAACTAAGGACCAAACAGTCTTCTCATCAATGTCAGGACGAATTCTATCGTCTTCAGCATGAAATTTTCTTTTCAAAAAAGTCAGCTCAGAGATTTTCTTTATTTCAGGTGTTCCTTTAGTTGAAGAGGTCACTTTCATGCACAATTCACTGAATTCCTCAACAACTTTTTGTCCTATTTTATCTAATTTTAGGACATCAATGTCTCTTCTAAAGACAATCAGTACATCATCTCCATAACAGATTATTTTCACTAATTCATGTATAAAACTTGCTGGTTTCTTAAAAACATTGGAGAAAACATATGTGAGATTCACATTGTTAATAATTGAGTTTAAAAGACTTGTACATGGTGTACCAGAGGGCATGGAACCATAAACAGTGTAGATCATATTCAAGATTTGATGTCTGCTGTAGCAAATTGCTTTAAACAATGATTGATTTTGTGTCTCTGAAAGTCCAGAAAGACTTGATAATATAGCGCAGGCGCTATATATCATGAAGGGACTAACTGAAGCATCAAAGGCGGAGAAATCCAAATCTAAGCCATAGTCACCAAACTCTATCATTGCTTTAAACAAAGAATCCCAGTCACTATCCGGATCCATTCCAACAGCAACACCAGTGTGGAATCCAGGATTTAATTGAAAATATGATATGCCAGGTCCCCACATCATTCTACAAATTATTGTGAAATCAAGAGGACAAGCTTCAATTGCTCTAGTTTTTGAATCTAAAACTTTTTCCAATGGTCTTAACTCATCTTTAGGACATGTCATGTAAATTACATCCATATCATTTCCATTATCTAAACAGCACATATTAAGATCAAGCCTAGACTTTAGCAATGGATGTATACCAATTAAAGTTCCATCATCATCAAGATAAATCAAAAATTCCTTATCCAAATTATGTAGGGTATAAGGTAGACCAGCAGATGTTTTCATGTTAATTGCATCAATCCCTGGAACTCCCTCAATAGCCTCTTTCAAAGTCAATTGATCTTCTACTATATAATCAAGTCCTTGAATTTTGTCCAAATATGCATCAGCAGCTTGCTCGTAATTAACTGGTTGAGGACACCAGGGAACATCATATTTTGATAGCATAACTTGGACGGGATCAATTTCATTTTTCTTACTAAAGGGCATTGCAGCAGGAAAATTAATTTTCTCCTGTGGAATCAATTCATGTATTGGACTTTTGTTTATAAGCGTTTTAGTCCCAATATTAACACTGCATTGAGTGAATTCCACCTTAGTAATTCTCTGGGCTTGTTCAACTTTAGCATCAATCACTTCAAACATCTCTTTGAATATAGCTTTTGAGATCATATTGCCATGTCCTCCAGCCACATGGATTCCAACAATGGGATTTTGTAACTTTTGATTTGAAGAAACTATGGCCCCTCCACACATGCCCGACACTGAAGCTCCCTTGCCTCTAAATGCTGCTCCAATGGTCAAGTCTTTTATTGAACCATCTTTGTCCTTATGAGTGTAGGTAACATGTTCTTCAAACTTAAGTGGGCCTTCTGAAACCATTTGGAAAACTCCATTATTAATTGTTACTAATGTTGCTAATCTCTTCTCAACCTGTTCAACATCTTTCTTTGCCAAAAAATGTGATGTTATGTCTCTAAATTTTGGAATTTGAGGCACTTTCATTAGAACTACATCTTGAAATCCTGTATCAAGAGTATGGATCTGAACATTACCAGAAGATGTAGAGTAATAGGTGCCATTTCTTTCAAAGTAAAATTCTTTAGAAGCTAATTCTTCCTCAAAGATATATGCATGACTGGGAACTAACATCCATTCATCTCTGACACCTAAGGCATTCATAACCCAGTTGACACAACCTCCCTTTTCTCCAATTCCAAATCTGACCAAATTCTTATGGATCAATCCAGAAATTTCAACAACAGATTGAGAGTCATTTTCAATTGAATCTAATTTCACAACATTTTTGGGTTTTGTTATTCCATAATAAACACCCGTAGTTGTCAAATTTTCCTCTTCTTTCTCTTCCTCTTCTTCTTTCCCAAACTTGTTTTTCAGAAACTTGTATCCACCATAAATTGCACCAGCAGTTACAAAGAAGCCTATGACTCCACCAAGAATCAACAATTTGTTCTCTCTAAGAGTTTTGAAGAGCTGGGTTAATCGATTTTGTGTTGAAAGTTTCATTTTATCAAAACTCATAGCTTCTCTAAAATCATTGTACAAGGTGTCTCTAATTTCTGAAAACCCTTGACTCCACAATTCCATGAAGTCATCCATATTCTGTTGTCTTGCTTTGACTTGATCAACCATAGCATTCACAAGAGTATCCATATTCACTAAGGTTCCCTCCAATTTCAGTTCAACACAAGACATATCCTTAATGGTTCCATCTCTCTTTGCCAAATTAACATTAAGCATAGTATTGACAGAATAATATTGAGTTGGACTAACTTCAATTTTGAATAGAAGTCTTCTTGAGATAGCCTCCTTAACATAGACAGTTTTTGGAGAAGGGTCAGGCTGATTTGATGTACAAATTATAAAAGGAGAGGAAAAGTGTTTTCCCTTTTCCTCTAAAGAAGCCATGTTCAATCTCAAAGGACATCCAGATACAAGTTGACAAAAATCAGCCCAATCTTCATCATCAGTGCACTGACCTATATCATCCATAATGCACACTAATTGTTGTGAGTATCCATCCCAATATTCAGAAGACACTGGTTTTGTATAAATATTTTTCTTTGGATCAACACCATAAGCTTTACAAATCTTTGTAGCCAAAGCTAATGAGCAAAGGGATTTTCCACCACCTCTGTTTCCATACATGTAACATACAACAGGCTCAGCCCTTGTAATCACATTTTGATTGATTGATCCCAATGATCTTATCTTTTGATGGACTCGATTTATTGCATCTCTAATGGGCATTGAATGCTTTCTTAAAGAATTGTCCTCAGAAAGAAAGGAGGAAACTGTTCTTAATGTTCGTAAAAGAGTTGTTCCTTTGTTGAATTCAACTTCTTTTTCAACATCTTGAATATATTTAGTACAAAAGGCATCTGCTTCTTCTAATGTTGACTCAATTTCACTCTCATGATCTCTAATTAACTGGAGTTTCTTCGCAGTTTTGCCACAGTATTTATCATACTGCTGTTTGATCTTATCCACAAGCCAAAGAGTCAAATCTTTTAAGGATTTAAAAATGGTGATTCCAGCGGTAACATCTCTGAGCCACCCCAATGATTCAGTCTTCAAATCAAGAAGTCTTTTCTCTGCCTTTTCATTAAAGCAATCATTCAACAGATTGGACAAAATTTCAAAAAGATTCATTCCTTCAATTATATTTTCCAATCCAAGCATTGCTACAATGGGCCAAACAACCTCTGGTTTCCATTCAGCTTTGTGACAAACATAAGTGTACATGCATAATTTCACGATCTTTAAAACGAATTTAAACCACTGCACGTACTGGTTTCTACAAAATCCATAGGCAAAGGCCCTCAATGAAGTTTTGACCTCATCTAGAAATTTCCTACACTCTGAGATCAATTCAGAAGCTTCTCCAGAAACCTTTTTAACACCAGTCTCTTTTGCCATCTTTTTGAATATTGAATTATTTATTGGGAGAAAAGTGTTGAACAAAATTTCAATTTCAGTGTCATCAAAATTTTTAAATATTTCATCTGCTTTAATCTTTTCAACTGATTCTGGAAAGCTAATATTATTGTATGAAAATTTTGCATTTTGCCAATTATCAATATAAACCAATTTTTGTAAGATTGGTCTCAAAACAGCTGGAGCTTGACATTCAACCCAGTCTTCCCGGGTATCAAAATGAAAAGTTCCACTCTTAATGTTTACATTTCTTTCAATCCATGAAGGTGTTGAAAACCTAACTATCTTTCCATTTAGTCCAAAACCCCTAAATACATGGTTCCCAATATCTTTTTCATAAACATCAAAATTAACCACTGTACTAGCCTGAGTATAAAGTTTGTTCTTCTGTAATTCTTCCTGAGCATATTTTAATCTGTATTCTCCAACCTTCATTCTCAAGCTCTTGTATGGATGTTTATTTCTTGGAATTTTCTCTAAAGGAAGAACCTCATTGGCTAAATCTTCTTCAAATTTCTTATCTTCTTCAGATTTGAAATCATCTACAGGAGACTCCACCATATCAGAGAAATCCAACAGACTTGGTGTCTCAGTGATTGCATTGTTATTAAGTGGAGCTCTTGGAAAAAGAAATTGAGATTGTTCTGAAACTGACAAATACAAAGAAAAGGACAAATATTCATCACTATGAGTGTAATTTGAAATTTGGACTGAAATTGATCCAAAAGTTGAATCAGATGTATCACCAGTTCCATCCAAGGCACCAGAAATTGCATATAGATATGAATACCAAGGTAGCCTCATCTGTATATTTCCAGTCCTTCTTGTGTTAAATCTCACAGCCCCAAGACTTGTTCTGTAATCTACGGACAATTTTGTTGCCGCTTCTGTCCAAGGTGTATCAACTGCCAATCCAACAGGTGTAAACCATATCATTCCATCAACATCAGTAGAACCAGTGACAACAATTGTTAAATCAAGGGGACCTCTATATAAATGGAACAAATTGAAAAACCATCTAAGGACAGAGGGTAATCCATGGGGAGGATTATTTGTAGATGAAATACTTATTGGAAAGGTATACTGCATATTATTTGAATTAAATTGAAAATTTCCAAGATAATGAGCTCTTCCCATAAATTTGTAAATATCCATATGATCTGAAGTATGTCTTGAAATACCAGGTTTCTTTTCTGGAAAGGTCTCAGGAACTTTCTTTGCTAAAACAGGGTCTTCTAGCACAGTAACTACACCCTTGGGCACTTTACCAGCTGCCAAGTCTAATTTACCTTGATTTGCCTTTCCTTTCAAGTCTTTTGGACTTGTAATTCCTCCACATGGATCGGGAAGATTCTGCACCACTTCAGGTGTTGAACTAAAGGAATCATCTTCTCCAGCTTGAGTTGTAGCATTCATGACATGATAGACTGGACCAAACAATTCTAAATTCACAGCAGAAAGATAAACATTGAAATATACATGAGAAGCCACATTATTTGGATGACTTAATCTGTTGTATACAAAAACAATTATTTTCCCAATTGCAGTGTATTCACCTTTTACATGAGCAGATTTAGTATACCTATTCACTCTATAAGGTGTATCACATATCCATGGAACACGGAATCTCAGTGTAGAATTCACTCCAGTTATATCCATTACTGCACATGGACCTGTGGTGGCTTGTTTAAGTGTAATCTTTGATACATCCATGTTCTCGTTTCCAGGAACAAAACAGAACAAAACTCTACCAGAGTGATATTTTGTGGGAAAAACCTGGAAATCAAAGACAAGATCTCCTCTCCAATAACAGTACATTTGAGCAATGGATGCCAATGCTGTAACGCATTTCTGTGTTGGAGATGTATTTGTCATTTGATAAAAGAATGGATCGACAGGAATTACCTTAATCTGCGAGCCAACAGTTGATGAAGCATTAAATGCAAATTGTGCAGCTAAAGTTGGAATTGAAGTCCATGTTGTGAAATTTTTAATTTCTAAACCTCCTGCCTCTGAAGAATCCTTTCTCCAATCTTCCTGATCTAATGCTAAAGAAATTTTTGCTCTAGAATCTTCAAAATTTGACAAATTTACAACATTCTCAGTAGTTGAAATTCTAAATTCATTCCTCATCATCTGTGTCATGATAGGTGTGAGACCATGGAGTTCAAGGTCAACCATTCTGGCAAGAATATTCACAGAAGTATAGGGGGTTGTACCTGTTCCTATATACAATCTATTCCAAACCCTAACTGTTAATTCCCAAATTGGGTACTGAGGGTCCCTAAAATTGTATGCTCCTCTGGTGTAAACAAATGGCACCTTTATTCTAACAACATTGTTAATGTTGCAATTCAGAAGTCCATGAGGATACACTGTAAGGCATGCCAATGAACCGTACCCCTGATCAGCGGGCACCATGGCACAGATCAACCCTCCTTGTTGAAAAGTTGTAGGATTTATCTGAATCTGAACTTCAAGTCCAAATCTCCCATATGTGTGATATTTGAGGAGTCCATCTACAGCAAATTGTTGATCATATAATAGTTTCACAACATCTAATTTAGCAACTTCATGAAATAAAGCATCTGTAGTTTGCCATTCAGCAGTATGTATCAGGAAAAATTTTTCACCCTGTGTTTTCTTTGACCCAGGAAGATCAACTGAAGTCAAAAGATGTTCTCTCTGATGACTACCAGAGACAGAAGCATGGACACTAGACTGGTCAACAGATGTAAAATAAGAAGCACCAGCCACTGAAACACGATCTGGGTGCTCCATGACTTGCTCTTCTTCAATATCTGCTAATGTCAAAATCTCGTCAAGAGAAGAACCAACAGTCTGAAACAGTCCTTTTTTGTCACTCATCATGAAAAATCTTTAAAATGTGGAAACCTAAGTGCACCTGAGTACCCCTACAACCTGTTTCCAGGGAGGGCACCATCCACATAGCATCTCCGATAGAGACCCTACGCACATTCACTTCAAAGCATGAAATTGGTGAGGTTCGCCCACAGGCGTTGAATGTTTATTGTCGTTAAACTCAACATTATCCGCCAACGTTAACCTACCAAAGGTATCTCTCAATATGAGTATTAACCTGAAGGGTTTCACCCGTAGCCTACCCTTCTTTCAAGATCAGAGAAGCTTCAGTGTTTCAGTTACATCTACTACCATTGATAGTATGCTTCAGGAGTCACAACTTTTAGCAGCTACAGCCCATGGCTAATCCATGGGTTAACCCCGACGTGCGCATCGGTCGCTCCATTGGCATTGTGAGAGCCCGGAAGAAAGATGATAGAAAGATGAAACAGGGGCAAGAAGAATGCCCCAGGGAAAAGGATAATGGCCCTAACATGGTCCTGACATGAAAGGTTCGACAAGAGTCTCACTTATGGCCAAAATTGAGTGTTCTTAAAGAGAAACATGAC